AGATCATGCTTGGCTTGATCCTTCCACTGCTTGAAAGTTGTGGTAGCTTGTGAGATTCTTTTTTGCATATCAACTATTTTTTCATCTCCAGACTCAGAAATCACTTCTTCTCTGATGTACATAGCAATAGCTTTATAAAAATGTTCATACATGTACAACCCCACCTTCATTATTATGGATAGCCGATAAATTTCCCTGTCATCTTTCGTTCTTTGTCCTTTGGCAAAGATATCTGCTATCCACAATTCAACCTGATCAAGACAATACATGGAGAGATCTCTGACTTTGTTGCTTCCTACAGTTTTACTCAGCTTCAAAACATTGTCAATAACTCTGTCAACAGAAGTCACTAGATATTCTTCACACATCTGACGTTTTTCTAGCTGAGATTCAATGCCTTCCATAAACTTGTCCAGAATCTTCTTTGCAGACTTCTTGATGTCTGCTTCAGTCATTAAGGCCTTTCCTCTTCTGTTTCGGCTTTCTTGCTGCTTTTGTATCTGATCTAAAATCCTTTTCTTCTGCTTCAGGCGCTGTAACTTAATGCATCCCTCAGGATCCTCTCTATACTGACGAGATAAATTGTCATCCTTTAAAATCCCAATAATTGATAATGATGATTTAAGGGATGATAAAGTTGGTACAATTAAGATGTCTTGATCCCACTTTCCATCAGTATAGAAAGTTTGTCTCACAGCTGCAACGTTTTTGCTCAAGCGCTGGTCTAAGAGAAAAGTGGTGTATTTCATGCTATTCCAATTAAAATAGAACTTGCTGTTGTATTTTCTTTTTTTGGGATTTTCTATATTCTCTAATCTGTTCTCTTTTTCAAACTTTAAAGGCAAAATATGAAATTTCATGTCACGGTGGAACCAGTAATGCATGGCCTTTGGACAGGAAAAAAACAGAGTATACAGAATACACATCGAATCAGCATAATCTCTTACATTTGTGTTCTCTCCAAAGATTGTTGGACATTCTCCTGATTGAACACCACTGCCTAAAACTGTAAGAGGTTGATCACCAACAAATTGAACCTTTTCCAAAACAGCATTTTGGACGGCTTCAAAGAGATTGGACAACATTGCCTTACCATTATGGTACAGCCAAATATGGAATTTTGTTTTGCAAACAAATTCCATTTTTTCCTGAATATACCCCGGACCGTTAGACAAGAATGCCCCACAATTCGGTATTAGATATCTGAAATGATCCAATATTGCTGAAGTCTGTGAAGATGTACTCATTGCTGCTAGCAATGTTATAGCCACCATATTTTTATAACCTTGACTTTCCAAGAGATCGCTAGCCTCTGATATCAAGTGGGTTTTTGCTTTTGTTATGGTGTTCTCACATGAACAAACTCCAACTGCAAACTTCCCTGCACATTCAGACAATGCCTTCACACGCACTTTATCCAACCTCCCGGCCTGACTCAAATATACAAACCCGCCAGAAACTTCTTCTCTATGGATGATTCTGAGTCCAGAGATAACTTCATCTTCTCGTTGTGCAAAACACAGCAAGTAATATGGAATCTGCGGAGCACCAGTGTCTTTGGTGACTCCTTCCATCAGAGATTTTGTTGGTCCAGTCACCATTATTAGTTTTTTATTTGAGCAAGTGTGGAATTGAAACCCGTTGTTAGTTCTTGCATGTGAGTTCATAACATTTAGCCATAATTCCTGGCAGTCATGGACCATCTGGAACGCGTCTGTCTCTATTAATTCTTTTTGAAACCTTTCTGGCTCATCATCTTCAAACACACCGATGTTATGTCTGCTTTCAGAACGTCTGGTTAACTGGTTGGATAAATATTCCATCTCTCTCTGCACATCTTGGCAATATAAATCATCCCAGAATGGTAGAGTCTCAACAGGTTCTATGCCTTTGTTCTCTTTTTTTGTGCCTATATGTAGAAAATCCTCAAGCTCATTTCTATGGTTTGATTGACCAGACATAAATTTTATGCATTTATGTTTGTTCAGGCGGATCTCTGCAAATTGAGGTTCTGAGACATTTCCGTCAGCAAAACATATTGGATTATCTAAAGGCTTTCGATAATCAAAGTCAACCGGGATTTGAAGCAGCTTACTTGTTGCCTTCAGGATAGGATGATTACTGTTCCTTAGTAATCCAAAGAAGAAATTTGCCACCTGTCCTTTAGTGTCTCCTTCTGCACTCAACATCACCTCATTGCTTCGGCTCCACATGAAATGGAAGTTCGGTTTTGCCCTTTCCAATTGGATATAGCTTTTTTGTGCGTTTTTTTCTTTTGCTAGAAAGGCCTTCAAGATTGCCTGATGGTTTGGGCGAAAGAAATGATTTTGACTATCGTTTTTGATCGTGTGATCATTTCTTTTGATTTTATGGAGATCAACTGATAATTCAACTTGATCACAAAGATCTTGAAGCTGACCCTCTTCGAAATTTCTGATATATTCATAGACTGCATCAGACATGTCATTTCGATTGACACAATAATTCTGATACCAATCTTTCCATTGTGGGTCATTCAGTGTCAGATAATCTTTCAAGAAGTCCGACATAGTAAATGTCCTTGAACAAAACTCTTCATTAGCATAGGTTTTGCCAGTAAAGAAAGATGTGCCAAGATTATCACCCTCTTCAAGACTTGACATCAACTTTGTAAGCTGTTTGATATTGTTCTCACACATGTCAGGCAAATCGATAATCTCAGGGAAATCAAGTAATTCATCTTCTCCATCTTCATATTTGTAGATAGATCGGTGTGCCCTCTCTTCTTGGACTGAGTATGCTATCACGCAGAGATACACTTTGACTCCTTCCATACTGCATCTTCTCATTGCCATTTCATATTTCCAAATCTTCTGATCAACTGCCTCTCTGGCTCGTGAACTGATGGTAACCTCTAAAACCCTCATGTCTTGATTAACAAAGGATATGTCGTCTGGAGTTAGATCGCCAGGGATTGAGAATCCTGAATTGATGCTTTTCATTGCCATATTTATGGACATAGCATGACCTTGTTGATAAGCTTTAAGTAACTCATCATGTCTAATCTTTCGAATGATGTCCAGAGTGTTTAGCCGTTGGGTCAATTCAAGGTTTTGATCGATAAACTGTCGTCCAATTTCCATTATGTGGTTGTCTGTAAGCAGAACGTTTTCGTCAATCAGTTGCTGTAGCAAATCCATGGTTTTGTAGATTTCAAAAGTAATCAATTGGTGTCTTCAAA